GTATCCTCCACTTCGCCGTTATTCATAATGATATCTTGAGTATTGATATCAATTTTCCTTTCAAGCCTTATGCCGGTGTCTCTGATAAGTGCCTTATTTGTTGCAACATCATAGGCTTGGGTTGTGACCCAAGTAAACCATGTGAATAGAGCGCCAATCAGCAGAGTTGATAGTATACCTAGAGCAGTCCTCAAGTAACTTAAAGCCTGTTTACCTTCTTCATCCGTTATAGTAAATAACTTTTTCATCCATTCCCTCATTTTCACACCTCACAAAATAAATTTAATATCCATACACGCTTGAATCTTCTACAACATCTACCTCATCGGATTGGTCCTCAATCCATACATTGTCACCGTAGGCAGTCAGTGGGTCAGACAGGGTCGAGTCAATATCTGAGGATATTAAGGCATCAGACAATCCGGTCTCATCGGTACCTGAGAATCTGAACGGTTTGAGAATGAATTCCCACGCTAGTTTGTTTAATTTGAATATCTTGCCTTCTTCACCAACATCAACAATCTCATATGACCTGTCATTCCATATAGTTCTAATGACATCACCGGGTGCCGGTTCAATGGCGCCTGTGACATCTCTAGTAAATGTCCCTTTCGGCATCTCCGCATACTGAATCATTTCTTCAGATACGATACCGAAGGTATTTGTCATGCTCACTTCCTCTGTAGGCTCGTAAACTACCTTTGTCCTTCTGGCTGAGAGATAGTTTGTCTCTGTTGATTCACCGTACAATGTGTCTCTTACTAAAGTAGGGTCTAGTATGTAGTAGTCAATTGAAATTCCTGCGATATCGTTGTATTCCATAATGGCACATTCAAATAATAGGAGTTCATTACCACACCCTTGTTCTTCCAAACTCCATGTTGGTTTACTGCATGTTGGCATGTTCACTCACCTGTTCTAGCATAGTTTCGTTATATTCCTCTTCCACCCACATTTCCTCAATTTCCTTCTGATTGAGTTCAGTAGGTGACAAGTATTCTTTATCTTTACCTAATATATCGTCAAACATAGTTACATCATCCCTATTTCGATTCCGTATCCTTCATAGGCCTCCTCAAGTCTTAGAGATTCCTCTAGTGCCTCTTTTTCTTCTTTACCTTCACTCAACATAGTATCACCGTCTAGTGATAGACCTACATTACCAAGTGAGGCAAAATTTGCAAATTTATTTCTTATGATTCCTAGTGTAATTTTACTTAGAGCTGTTACATAGTCTAGCATCCATCCCTTACTATATATGTCTTGAGACTCAGAGAGATCAGTGTCATAACCGAGGTCTACAACTGACCACGGTGATGCATCTGCTAAGAAATAAGCTCTAATGAGTATATATGAGTCTATATCTTCGGACACGGTTGGCGCAGGATTTATTTCAAGCTGATTTGTATAACGGTGATAGTGATAATTGTAAGGGTCTACATTATATCTCTGTAGAGTTTCTAAGAAATCCCTTGCAATATGATACGATATCAGAGACCAACTGGTCCCTTCTGCCTTAACCAAGAAGTCATAATATCCTTGATTATATAGGTAGTTATCTACTGTAAAGAGAGTATTGATGCCACCCTCTCCTGCACCACCGGCTTGATATCCTATTATTTCTACCATGCCTGAAGGCATTTCATACAATACCACTCCAGCAGACAGCTGTACTGTAAAAAAATATTCGTGTGTCTCTTGACCTACTGCCCACTTGATATATTTTGCCCTTGCGTAATCAATGTGGTCAGCAATCTGAGTATCGTCTAATTCTACATTTATTACAGGGCAACCTAGACGCCTCTTTACTGCCTGTATCAATCCTGTTTTTGTCATTTTATCTCCTTAACCTGTTAGGCTTATACCTTCAGTTAGCCAAGACCAATCTTCAACGGACTCCTCAATATCAGAGAGGATTCCCCATACCTCATCGTCATCCTCTTTATCAGCCTTGACAAATTCAAAACTCTCATCCCATATATCCATTTCAAGAATGTAACACGCCCAGTATAGAGCTGAAATGAGGTCGTCATCCATGTCCTTGCCAAAGAATTTGTTCTTTTTCTCAATAAAAGTAGTGAGTTGGTCAAGTGTGGTCTTGTCTACAAGCCTGAGACTATAATCTTCTATTAGTTTCTTCATTAACAATACGGCTCTAGGCTTAGTGTTTCGTTTAGCCCTAATACCGAGGTCTACAGTCTTGGAACCGGTATTTACAAGATTCTCATTTTCATATTCCCACCATATTCTGTTGACAACGGCGGCACCTTCTGCGTTGTTTTCAACCATTATATAGGCGTTATTATAGTATATTGACATTCTGTTGACAAGCTCTGCGAAGCTGTAGACATCAATGAAGTTATTTTCGTATGTGGCAACCTGAACCATTTCAATAGGTCTCATTTTTACGAGTTTGATTACCTGTATTGTAGAGAAATGTTCACCAGTACCCTTTGCCGTGTCTACACCTAGTACATAATTAGCTCCCTGTACTGGTTTCTCATATATGAGTAGTTTCCCTTCTAGGTCTATTGTTGCTGGGTCTTCCCATTGACCAATTATATATTCAAGTACCTCTGAGTCAATGACTGTATTTGTAGAACCAAGAAATTCAACGGCAAACTCTTGTTTGAACTTCTGCTTGCCTAAGTTCTTGAGTTCATTCAGCATCCACGCCTCATCTCTGCCTGGCACCTCTTCCCAAGATACCATTGTAGGTACAAACTGATTCTCATCTCTAGCAGCCGCAGAGTAAATCCTGTGAAACATGTTATACATGCCATTAGGCGTTGATATAATTATGATTTTTGAGAGGGTAGAGGCTGAGACGGTAGGATAATTGGCAGACCAAAAATCCGCCGCTTGGTTCTTAGGCACAAAGGCGAACTCATCACATATCAGTAAGTTAATGGTCTGGCCACGGAAGGCGTCAGGCGAAGTAGCTGAAACTATAATTTGAGTATTATTGTCAAATGTGATACCTCTCTTTTGATACTCCTTGACTCCAGGCTTCAACCAAGCGGGTAGTAACTCATACATGTGCTTCATTCTTGAGAGAATCATCTTGGCACTCGCCTCCTTATTGGAGACAATACCCACGACCTTGCTCGGATTGAAAATTGAATACCATAGAGCATAGACCGCCACTACGGTAGTCTTACCGCTCTGTCGTGATAACAGTCCTACATTAAATCTATGGTTCTTAAACTTGTTCAGTAGAATCTTTTGATATTTGTACGGTTCGAATTCTATCTCCCCTCTGTCCGGGTTCACTATCCGTACATACTTAATGAATTCGTCTATGTCCTTCATACACTTTTTGAGGCTTTCTATCTCGTGCGGCGAGTATTCGAACTCCTCCAAAGGTCTCTTTACGAAGCTGTCATATTTAATTGCCATTATTCTCTTCCCAATGTAACTTTCTGTGACAGTTAGCACACAGTATATCACATTTTCTCATCTCCTCTAATATTCCTTTCTTAGTATAACTTCTGTGATTTCCCAAACTAAATTTCTTCTCTTTAGGGTCTCTATGATGGAAGTCTATTATAGCCGGATGCTGTTCTTCACAAATCTCACACTTTAACTTACTCTTGAGGTCGTTGAACCACTCACGCTGTTCTATTCTCTGCAGTCTTTGTCGTTCAAGGACTAAATTTTTGTTCTTTGCATACCACTCACCACGGCGTTTCTTATCACATACCTTACAATAGCCATGGAGACCGTCTTTAGTTCTCTTACTCTTGTAAAATTCAGAGAACTCTTTGACCTCTTGACATTTTGAACAATACTTTCCACGCATAAAAAAACTCCTTATAAATATCTCTCTAAGTTATTTATAAGGAGTCAGTACCGGTTAGGATTTTATTCTGATTTTATCATTTTTCGTTATCGCCTACCTGTCTTATTTCTGACATAATAGCCTCAACATTTTCATTAGTGTTTGGCATATTGATAGGAACTGAGAAGTTAGATTTACCTGTCTGAAATCGCCAAAATTCATGGACAACCCGTTGGTCATAGATTACAAGGCCTTCCCCAACACACTTTCTTCTTATCGCATATACAATTTGCATTACCACTCCATCATATTCGGTGTAAGTGTTTGCCAAATGTCAGGCGGTGGGGGCTGTTTAGCCTCCGGTTTCGGAGCCTGTACCTTACCGTCTGCCTTGACATTGACACGAATATCTCTGTCTCCTAGTTTAGTTTTGAGTGCGACATCATTTCCCCATAGGAAATGGCAGTGTTTCAGTGTTTCTGTTGCATATTTCATATCGAGGTCTACGCCAGTATGTGCGTGTCTTAATACAAGACCACCCTTCCTCTGGAAGTTACCGTTGACTACTTCAATCTTCGGCACAATGGCATGGGCGAAACTATTGATGATTAAGTCTCTAATCTGTTTGGCTGTATGCCTTGTCCTCACTACATCTACTGTTGTCATTGTTTCTTCAAACTTGAAGATGTAAAGGTTGATTTTGTCAATCAATTCAGGGGTTAGGAACTCTTGCATGAAGAACCAGTCAGTGTAACCTCTCATAACACTGAAAATCTTGTCCTTGCCCTTCATCGCCATTGTGTCCCACTCTTCCTTTGCTTTGGCATCATTACAGTTGTCATACGCCATACCGAATCTACCTTTATCATATCTTTCTTCGATATCCTTCCATATCTCAGAACCGATTAGATAAGGATTCATCTGACCTTTGTGCATTGCCTTAACAAGGGCATTACTATAGTTGTACTGACCGTGTTCTTTCTGGTCCATGAGACCTTCTATAAAGAGGTCATAACATATCTTTTCATGTACTCTGGTTGCCCAACCTTCATTCATGTATTTTGTACGAATCATAGGCCAGAAGTATCTGCCTTCTTCTCTCAACACCTCAAGAACATCTTTCTGCCAATCTTCAAGGACACGGGAGTTGTCAATGATGTATCTCAGTATGTCCTCTGTTGGCTCAACAGGAGTTTTGAGATTCAGTTTACGCCATATATTCTGATTGTGCAAGGCGATGTCTACTTCAGCTTCCTCTCTATTACTGCCTACGATATCACCGTATTCTGTCTCAATAGGTCTATTCTTAGCCATTGTTTGGTCAAATATTCTCTCTCTTTTCTCATTCTCTGTTTCGTTGTCAAACGGAGAACTGTGAAATTGTAGAGCGTGACCTGCATCAACGGTTTTCTCAACGATATCAATGCCGTACCTTCTCTCATATTTGTTGAATCTCTTATTCGCCTCTGCCATATAGTGCATGATATCTCTACGACCTGCCTGAAACCACTTACTCTCTGTGAACATGTTGACATGACCGTAAACATGAGCCATAACTAACACTTGAACGGCAAAGGGATTGGTATTCATCAAGTATGCCCTAGGTGGTGTACTGTTGATAATGACCTCATAGGGCAAGCCGGCCTCTATGTTCTCATGGATAGTACGCATCCTCTCGTAATCCCTACCATATTTCCAACTTGAAATGTTAGTTGGCGTTCTATACGCCATAATCTCAAGCATCTTCTGGGCAGGGACAACATCGAACTCAATATCCATGACCTGGAGACCGTACTTCTCTCTTGCCAGTTGGCCTATTCTTTCTTCAACTTTTATTAATCTTCTCAAGTCACTAGGTGTCATTTGCCTGTCCTCTCAAATAGCATCCATTTCAAAGCTGGATATATGTGTTCTTTGCCTCTAATCACGGTTGCCAAGAAACGAAGTTGCTCATTTTTGTAGAATGTAGTACCTTCTTGTTTCTTCTTGATTGGAAATTTGAAGGTTTTCTTGATAGTTTTCAATAGATTTTGGTATCCCCAACCACTCACGCCTGTTGGGTCGTCTAACTGAATTTCAGTGTACGCCAACATATTGACTTCCTTCTTCACCATTTCACCGATGGATTTCATCGTTCTCTCAGGGTCAAAATCCTCACCATCTGAGATATAGACACAATATACATTCCACTCGGAGAGAGGAAATTCAGTGTCAATCATGTAATTTGCCAAGTCAAAAGCGGTGTAACAGTTGGTACCGCCTGATTCCATCTTATAGAAGAACTCCTCCTCACCTACGACCTTAGCCGTTGTGGTGTGAGTGATAAACTTGACTACAACATGTGAGTATGTTTTCTTCAAAAACTCATTAAGCCAAAATAACATTGACCTAGCGAGATATTTCTTATTCAATCCCATTGAGGCGGAGACATCCATCATACAGATTAGAACGGCATTACTGTGTACCTCAATATCTTCTTCAATTTGTTTGAATCTTAAATCATCATCTTCAATCCACACATCACCTGAAGGCACATCGAAGTTGACCATATTATTCTTGACAAGCCATATTGCCTTCTCAAGCTCACCTTCAGCCTGTGATAAGGCTTGATATGCCACCTCATCAGGACACCCTGTATCTTCAACGATTTCACGAACAAACACAGCGGTTCTGGCTATTGCCTCTTTCATTGTACGAGTTTTGTGAATACGAGAAAATACGCCCTTCTTACTGATAGACTCAAACTTCCAACCTTTAGGTATCAGTTGTTGAGCTTTTGTCTTTTCTTCAATCCACGGAAGACCCAAATCTTCAAACATGATTTCAAGTAAATAGTCAATATCTACTTCTGTCTCTATATAGTCAACGCCAGGCTGTTGTCCCGGTGGTCCTGGTCCGCCTGGACCATCGCCTTGACCCTTCTTCGGTATTCTTTCAATGATATCACCGGGTTTGCCTTCGCCTTGACCTACTCCACCTTCACCGCCTTTATTCTTACCATATACGAATCGCCAGTCTTTCAAGCCCTTAACGGGTATTTTTACTTTTCTGCCTTTTCTGTCTGTGATAATAGGAGTTTCGGCAATAGCATCACGCACATTTTTTCTAATGTGGTCGTCAATTTTCTTTTGATGCCTTTGTGCATCACTCTTACCACGCTCAGAAAGGTCCCAATCGCCGTGGTCTACAATGGCCATAGTTATCTCCTTCTCCTATCAACAACATAATTCTTAATGTTGTCATATATATGCCTCTTATCTTCTTCATCTATAGAGATAAGTCTATAAAGATGTCCTCGGTTCCCATCGTAATGGGTTCCGAGGACTCTGTATTTTTTATGTGTCTTTCTGTGTTTCACCACCTTCATCTGATAACAACCTCCCACAGTTCGGACAATGAGTGTTCGTACTGTAACTTCCGCAGACTCTACAATACCAGTTGTGGTTCATTACTCTTCCTTTCTGAGTACCTCACCCACGAAGGCTAGTAACATGTTGGCACAATTATTACAATAGTCAACATGTGACTCTGGCTCTCTGTCTACAGGTACGAGAGTTTCAAAGGCTCTGCGTCTACGCTTATCCTTCTTCTCACTCGTAACAGTCTTGTCAGCGATTGTAAGAGCGACAACATTTTTCAAGTCACTCATAAGTTTCTTCTCAATCGCCTCTTTCAGAGGTGTATAAGAGTTGAATGTGAATGCATCGCCCATTTCTATACAAGAGGCCTTGTAGACGAAAATGCCGTTTCTAAATTCTGCTCTAGAATTCATAGGCACACTGATAAGTTCCTCAATGGACCTCATCAATCTCTCGTCTGGGTCACTGTGTTCACCAGTGATGGAGTCAATGACCTTCTCTTTCTTACAGAAGGCTTCGGCATTGCTCATATAGTTTTCAAACAATGTCTGCGCTTGTTCTTCATAGGCATACAAGAAGGCCATGTTGACCTGTTTCTTTGCCCAATCCTTGAACTCGGCAGAAATACTGTCTTTTTCACCAATGAGTAATCCCATATATCTACTCAATTCCTCGTCAGTGACACCAATCTGATGGGCAAATCCTTCTCTCAAACATCTAATGATGTCAATAGGATTCACACACTTTTTGTCCTCTTTCATACCAAGGGCGATATTCATGGCGTTGATGATGAATCGTGGTGAGATACCGGACATGCCTTCACCTCTCTCACGACCCTCAAGTTTCAATGCCTTGATATCTATATCTTGTTTCTGAAACTCCTCGGTTGTTTCGCCGTTATAGAGTTTCATCTTTTCAATCAAGTTAGACACCTTGGTAGAAGGCGTAAGCCTTGACAAGATTGCAAATGAAGCGGCAACCTTTAATGTACCAGGGGCTATATGTATATCAGCGAATTCTGATTCACGAATCATTTTCTCGTAAATCTTGATTTCATCATCAATGCGGACATTGTAAGGTACTTGAACAGGGTACATTCTGTCATGTAATGCCTCGTTCTTCTTGTCTGCCTTGAAGGTATCAAATTCTGTCTGGTTGGTGTGTGACAGAATCAGTGTATCTATGTGTACCTGTGGAAAACCAGGTGATTTAATCAACTGTTCTTGTGCTGCGGTAATCAAGACATAGTGAAATTTCACATCTGCCTTCAAAATTTCAATATACTCAATCATACCACGGTTGGCAACATGTAACTCACCACTAAACTCAAATGCCCGTGGGTCAGTTTCACTATGCTTGGTCAATTTGGCCATATTGACACGACCAATCAACTCTGTGACATCTTGTGACTTTGGGTCTGATGGCTGAAATGTACCAATTCCCTTTCTGCGTTGTTCTGAGAATTTGAACTTTTCAACTTCCATGTCCTCCCAATATGTGCCGTTTTCGTCAATTCTGTGTTGACAATGAGGACACAACTCACCTTCTATCATTACACCAAGTTCCTTCTCCCAATACTCTCTATCACTCATTGGAATGAGGTGTAATGGGTCTTCCTGTATTGGACAACCTGTGATTGCATATACAGGGGCGTTGAACCTTTCAAGACCTTTCTTGAATAATGCTGCGATGGTACTTTTACCCGAGGCAACGGGACCGACCATGATAAGAATCCTCTTACCTGTCTCTGTCCTACGAGCGGCAGCTTTCATAAATCTCATAAGGTCGTGAATAGGCTCTAGTGTGCCGTAAATCTTATGGTCAAAGAATTTGTACTGCACTAGGTCCTCATAGCCTCTGATTTTCATAGATGGGTCAATCTCTCTGACACCATTCTCCATGACCATATCATAGATACGACCTGGTGAAAATCTCGCTAAACTCGGATTTTCCTTTACCATCATAAGGTAGTCAAGGGTTGTACCTGTCCATGTCTCGTCAGGCTTATCCTTTCTCTGTTTCATTATGATAGTTTTGAAGTCCTTCGGGTTTGTTAGTTCCATCTTTCACTCCTCAATTTGTTTTGGATTTTCAATGTCTATTACCTCGCCATCAACTGTATCACGATCTGCCTCACCTTGTAGAAATTTCAACACACTTTCACGGTCTGCCAGTATAAGATTCTGACTTCGTGGTGCTGAAATTGCTCGTTGCTTAATTTTAATCTCTAACTCTTTTAATTTTACAAGGTCTTGCCGCAATTGTAAATAGCCTTTGTTATAGGTATCGGACATGATTTGAGAGGTTGCCTGAGTGACCGCATTTATCAATTGAGAGGCCACCTCAGCTGCCCGGGTTGAGAATGTTTTCTTACCTTCTTGACATTCCTCTAATTTGTCTAATATCCTATTTGCTCTTAACACATTTGCGAAAAGTATTTGGTCAGGTATGTCAATACCACTTAATTCCTCCCTGACCTCCTTGACCTCAGCCTCTACATATTCCATGTTGAATTCCTCGGAAAGGCATTTGTCATTTATGTTCTTCATATTTTCCTCTTTACTTCATTCACCTATTTGACACTGTAAAGTGTCACTACTTTATTTATCATATCACAAAAATG